CTGCTGTACTTGCTGCCAGTTCAACCGGCGTCTGCTTGGCTGCGTAAATATTTTGCGTCAGGTTAAAGCCGTTGCTGCTGCCCAAAAGTCAGCTCATTTTGCAGCCGAATCCCCGCATCCAGGCTGCAAGCGCCGTCCAGCCAGAACTTTTTATCATCCATACAGCGCCGCCTTTCTGCGTGTCTGTGCTTCTAACTCGTGGGAAATATCATTTGCCAGCGCATGGGCCATGTCAGAAACATTCGTAAACTGCATGCCGTTAATGCTGATCTGGAACACCATATCACCGCCAGTTTTTCCGCCATTACGGTAATTTTCTGCTTCCCGCGCCGTCAGCACCATTTCGCCCCTGTGCAGATTTGCAACATAGTTGTTATATGGTACATAATCAAGGCCGCCTGCGTGGCTGTGGTTGCTGCCACTACTGTTGACATCCACATTAACAGAGCGGTTTCCGAACAGGCTGTCCCACAAACCATTGAACCAGCTTACAAGGCTGTCCCAAGCTGCCGAAATGCCGTCAATAATGCCATCAATAACTGCGTCGCCCATCTGCATTGCGCCTTCTACAATGTCCGGCAAATGCTTTATAAAGTAGGTCAGCAGGGTCTCCACGATAGATGCAGCGGCAAGCATAATGTCCGGCAAGTGTTCCGAAACGCCCTCTACAAACGCAATCAGCATTTGTCCGGCAGTGTCAAGCATCTGCGGCAAGTTCTCATTCAGCTTTGAAACCAGCGTTAAGACGATTTGCAAGGCCGATTGTGCAACGGTCGGCAGCATCTGATAGATGCCGTTGCCCAACACGGTTATAATTTGAATCGCAGAATCAATAAGCTGCGCCGCGTTGGCGCTGATTTCCGTCACAAGAGTCTGCACGATGTTGACGGCAGACTGTGCCAGCTGCGGCAGGACGGTTTCAATCAAGCTCGGCAGCTCTGCCATGATGGGCGGGACAAGGCTCTCTATCAGCTTAGCGGCGCCGTTCAGGGCGACTTCTACGCGGGGAATGATATTGCTTGCCGCTGTAGTTGCGCTATCCACAAAGTTGCTGATAAGCTGCCCAAAATTGGCATTATCGTCCGCAACACCTGTGACAAGGTTTGCCCATGCGGCTTTTGCGGCGCTCAAGCTGCCGGAAATCGTGGTAGACGCTTCTTTTGCCGTTGTGCCTGTAATGTCGTACTCCGTCTGAATATCATGGATTGCAAGGATAATGTCCGAAAAGCTGTCAATGCTGTAATCTGTGTATTTACCCTGTGCCGCATTGAGCTTGTTTGCATCATCAAGCAAGCGCTCCATTTCTTCTTTCGTGCCGCCATAACCCAATTTCAGGTTATCCAATAACTGGAATTGTCCCTTTGCAAAGCCATTGTATGCGTCTTGTACGCTATCGGCGGAGCTGCCGAATTTGTTCCAGTTGTCGGTCATGTCAGATACAGCCATATTAGATAATTCCGCTGCCCGTTCCGTATCGCCGCCCAGACTGGACACAAGCGCAGCTGCATAAGATGTTGCTGTAGTCATGTACGCATTGGCCGTCATGCCGGACGTTTTATAGGCATCGGCCGCATACTGCTGCACTTTGGCTGCGCTGTCTTTGTACAGCGTTTCCACGCCGCCTACAAGCTGCTCATAGTCCGCATAACTGTTTACGGCAAGCGTTGTAAGCGCCGATACTGCCGCCTCGCCCGCTGTGGTAGCGGCAACGGATACTTTCGCAACGTTCGCAGCAACGGTAAAAATGCCCTTGCCAACTGTTGAAGCGGCAGAACAAACCTTTTCAAACAGCCCTGTTAAACCGCCCGCGCTGCTTTTCGCATCTTTCATGCCCTTCTCGTATTCGCTGGAATCAAGGCACAATTTTGCATACAGATTATATGCGTCCAACTACATCGCCGCCTTTCCCAGCTTATAACCCAGTCTGTACAGCTCATACAGCGACTTCGCGTAGCGCTGCCGCTCCCGGCTAGCGTGTTTATCCCGCTCATGCTGACGCATCGGGGAACCCGCAAGGCCTTCTTTGAATCCCATGTCAACGCAGTTCCGCATATCTGTCGCAGTTTTCTGGATGAGGGTTTCCGGCGCATCAGACGGCATAGTGTGACGCACTGCACGCTCAAAATATTCTTGGCTGAAAAGCTCCATGTTTTCACCACCTCTATTTTATTGACACGTGAGTTATTCTTCGATGGTATCCGTCAACAGCACCTTGCCATCCATAACAGCGGCCAGGTCAATGAGCTTCTGGCAAAACCCGTCGTTTTTAAGGCAGTTGGCACTATAGCCGTTAAAGTCGTTGAGCGCTTTCTGCGCAAACATTTTCAGCGTGTTCATCGCTTTCAGCGGGGCTTCAACATCCAAAATGCGCACGTTCAAAGAATGTTTTACAGCATATTCTCGGATGGGTTTTGCCATAGTCGGGTTTGCGTTGTGCCTGTCGGCAATGTGCTGCAAGTCAGCTGCGCTCGTGATAAACACGGGGTTAAGCACTTTCAGGTCGGCTTCATCAACCTTGCTGCCGTCCGGCGCAATCCATGCAGAATAGGCAGCGTCAAAGTCTGCAACGATTTTGTCAGCCTTTTTGCGGAACTCGGCCTCTTTCGGGGCAGTTTCGAGAATGGCGGCAAGTTTGGCGTCAAATGCAACCTGTGTAATGCGGTGGTCGTTGTACTCGTTTTCGAGTGCGGCACGGGCTGCCTTTTCGGCTGCAACGGCGGCGGAGTATTTGCGGAAGTTGTCAATGTAAGATTTTGCGTAATTCATAGTTTTTTACTCACTTTCTTTAATTCTCGGTACATCGTCAATGATTACAACGTCATACCGTTTGTTCAGTTCGTTCATCGTTACAATCGCGCCTTTCTGTGTGCCGGTTTTCAGCAGGTAGCCGCCGGGAACGGGTTCAACGATTGCAACAGGGTCTTGCGCTGTCAGGGAATCTTCCAGCGCCTTTAGTCTCGCTGTAAAGTCTTTTTTTATTGCCATTCACTCCAATACATCTTATTTTGGTGCTGTCTACTTTCCTTTCAGTTCATCCCGTAGGATTTTCATGTATTTGTCCGCATGGTCAGCAACAGCAGGCTTGATAAAAGGCTTTGCCGGTTGTCCGTTTGTGTAGTACGCTTCAACAGGCGGTTTCTGGCTGCGCAGCATAGCAACAATACGTTTTGCTTCTTCCAGCGTGTACCGCTTGCCAGGGTTTTTGCTTTCATGTTTTTCCCCACCAACAACATACACCCAGTATCCGCTTGTATGCGCTGGCCCATATACGCCGGTTCCCACTTCGATGAAGCTGGCATAAGACACCGGGCTGCCAATGTACATTGCCTTTTCTTCCATGTTTACCGTGTGCGTGATACTGTTTCGCAAATAACCGGTGCCCCTTTTACCAGGGCTGTTTACCAGCTTTTTGGCATAGCCCTCTGCTACCAGCCCGCACTTTTCCAATCCGCGCAATACAGCACCATTCATTGCTTTCAGCACTTCTTCGCTGTGATCTTCAAGTCTGAAGTTCATTTTTCCCTTTCTTCCAGCGCCTTTAATCGCTCTTCAAAATTTCGTTTCATGGTACTTCGTCACCTTTTGGTTCGGAAAATTCAAAATGTCCCACTTCAAGGATTTCGTCCTCAAGCTGATATAGGCTTTCTGATAGTGGGTCAATATAACAATTTGGGCGCTTTACTCGCACCAGTTTGCGCCCGTCTGGCGTGTAGTAGCCGGTGTGGGTCAGATAATATGTCAAGTCATAGTTGTCGGATTGGTACTCGCTGCCGTCATCGCAAATATAGACGTGTCCGCCTGTATCACTGCCTGCCAGCCGTTCCAACATTGCCAGGCGGGCTTTTGTGCTGCTTTTCAGTGGTCTTGGCTCCTTTCTTCCAGCGCCCGCAAGCGCTGTTCAATGTCTACGGCTTCATTTAACCGCAAAGAGTATTCGCACACAGCGCGGGCTGCTGCAATCTGTTCACGGGGCTGCTGCGTGTCATCTTGAACAATGGCGTTTAACCGTTCGATTGCGGGCGGCAAAGCGCTTTTGGCTTTGGTGCAAGCTGCTTCAAGTAGTTCATTGCAGCGCTTGCGGTATTCGGCTTGAAATACCGGGTCTTGCTTATAGCGACGCAATGCAGATTCAGAAAGCCCGGCGGATTTGGCTGCTGCCCGCGCTGTGGGACACGAAATAAGCGCTGCAAGCGCCCTTTCTTGTTTAGGTGTCATTTGTTGTCCCCTCGTTGGAATCGCCCGAAATGGGCGGTTTTTCACGCTTTGCGGCAATTTCAGCGGCTTTCCGCGTCCAGTAGCGTTCCTGTGCTGCCCGCAGCTTTTCGGGGTTCTTCTTTCTCCACTCGCGCATATACTCGCGGCGGGCCTCTTTCTTTAAGCTCTGCATATCCATTTGTTTGTTCTCCCTTCATGTTAGTTCACGGTCAACTACGGCAGTGTTGAACCACCGCAAATAGCGGATGCAACCGCTGAAAAAATGGCAGATGTTATAATCGCAATCATCGCGGTATTTTGTACGGAAATGTGCGTCAATCATGGCGGGATAATCCGCCGGGGAAAAGCTCATATCATCATATGGGCAAGTCTCTGGTGTTTCTCCCACATCCATGCGCTGGATAATGTCAATTATCTTTTCACGCTTTAGTTGTGGGTGTGCCGTTCCCGTGTAATACTCATACGCCAGGAAGTACTCCCGGAACACCTCTAAAGCCTCATCGTAAGAGAACAGATCACAATCGTTGCCATCATTTTGTTTGCGTCTGCCGTACCTTGCTACGGGATAAGCCCGTTTAAACCGTTTTGTGAATTGCTCAAAGTCGAATTGCATTTGCTTTTCCTCGTGTGTTAACAGCAATCGCGGTGCGCTTTAGCGCGCCCTTGATTCCGCCTATGACGGGACGTTCATTGCAAAATGAACCCTTTACAGCGGCACTTTGCCGCCCTTGATACCCGCATTTTGCGGGATTCTTCTTCTGTTTCTGATTCTGTTTCTGAT